TAGGTCCTTCCCAGTTGGTATGATGAATTTCAATAGCTGAAGTACAATTAATTATCCTCACAGCGTCGATTGTGACGTTGTATGGAGGGGGAGCGTAGTCGTGAGCCTTAACTTCAATACCCGACATACACTTGAAAGCAGTCGAATTGCTGATGGTTATATTGCGAGAACCGTCATCAATTTCAAAACCATTGTGATTACCACCACCAGTTCCATAACCACCATAAGGAGTTTCAGACCAACAATTTGTAATCAGTACGTCAGAACAGTAGTGGGTCGTTAGGTTGTCATCACCACCACCTTTGAAATAACAACCATCAAGAGTGATATACTGAGCACCGAAAAGTTCTGTACCACCGATGTTGGGAAGTACGGGCATAAACAACAGATGGGAGAACCCATCATCATTAAGAGTACCAATACCAGTTTTCTTAATTGGTGTAGAAACGTCTAGACAATGACGCCAACCATTCAGGAAGCGACAGTTACGCATTGTGACGTACTTAGCGTTAGCAATAGTACAAGCATTTTTATTAAAAGCATCATCAGTAGATGGTTGTCCACCCGTGTTTGTGGTTCTACGATTATTATTAAAGTCAAAGGTGATATTCTCAATCAAAACACGTTCAACTGGTGGTACATCATTTGCAACACCCACTGTTGACTTACCGACGTTTGCAACAGACCACTTTCGTTGAATATTATCAGGCATCGTAATAGTTACTTGACCCTGACCACGAATAATGGAGTCGCTTTGATCAAAAATAATCGTTTGTGTAACAGAGTAAGTGCCTTTTGGAAAGACTAAAGTCTTACCAGCAGCAGCGGCAATAGCACTCGTAATTGCCGAATAATCGTCAGTAGATCCATCACCCTTTGCACCATAGTCTTTAACAGAAATTACTTTTTCAACTCCAGTTAAATTAGATCCATCACCATAGTATGAAGTAGCACTTACAACTCCTGAGTTTCCATAAAGAGTGACTCCAGCACCAACAACTACCTGATTATTAACACCATCGATAGTAATTGATTCTGGACCAACCGTGACGATACCAGTAATTCTGGCATCACCATTTACAAGAAGTGCTGTGGTTGCTGTTCCAGTATTAACTATAATACCGTTTCTGAATGTACCAACTCCTAGAGAATCTACGTTGGTTACGTCTTCATAAGTAAGAGTTCCACCAATACTAACGTTACCACTAAAAGTGGCGGTAGATGCAATGATATTAGTTGCAGTGATAACACCAACAGACATTCCTGTTGCTGATGTATTACCCAGACCCAACACATCATCAAGTGTTTGAGTCTCAGTGTATGATGTTAAGTAAGTAGAACTATCAACACTACCATCTGCCTTTAAGAACTGAGAGGATGTTCCACTTGATTTGACAAATGATGATGCGGTGATGACACCAACACTCATTCCCGTAGAAGAAGTATTACCTAAACCTAAAGTCTCATCTAGATTTTGAGATCCTGCTCCTGCAGTAGCACCAACCCACCTACCTACAGAGGAATCATACTTAAGAAATCTGCCATTGACCTTCGCACTATTTCTATCAATATCGTCTAAAAATTCAAGTCTAACTTCACCACCACCACCAAGAGTAGCAAGTTGTTGAGTAACTCTATTGACAAATACCTTGTAGTGTTGTTGTAATTGATCAAGAGTTACAAAATTTTGATCCATCGGTGTGAGTGGATCACTATTATCAGTGGAGGGTGGCTCGTTTAAAAGACCCTCACTTAAGGTCTCATACTCTTTACTTATTTCATCTAACTTTTCTTGTATGACAATCTGATTGACTTCAGAATCACTATTAAACTCTCTGAGTTCAGCAAATACTTCCTCTCTCAGTTTGACAATCGCAGATGAATTCTCTTTAATATAACTTTCAACAAGAACAACACTGGCTCTAAGTTTGTTGAGATCCTTTACTTCCTCTCTAAAGTAAACCTTGATAGTTTCTTTGGTCTCTTCAAGCCTTTTCTCAAGAGTTTCATAGAACTCCTGTTTAAGATTTTTTAATTTTTGATCGGTTCTGAGATTAGACTGAAGAACTTCTTTCTTATACCTAGGAAGTTGATTTTCCTTTATATCGTTACAAAGATTATAAACTTCTAATACCTGTCCCTTGTATACAGAAAGTTCTTTCTTGTTAGATGAAAGAATTTTTTCCTGAATACTTCTAAAGGCACCATCAATTAAAGACACTGAATGAGAAATTTCCTCTTCCAATGTCTGTTTTTGTTCAATAGATTCTTCTACAACTCCAATGACTTCATTTGTCTCATCAAAAAGTTGGGATGGGGTGATCATAATCAGATTCTTATGGTATCCATCTAGATGGTTGTATCCTTTTAGTATTTATTCAGTCGAGAAGACAGGATTCGAACCTGCGGCCACTCGCTCCCAAAGCGAGAGCTCTACCAAACTGAGCTACTTCTCGTGGCGGAAAGGGTGGGATTCGAACCCACGGATGCTCTCACATCGCTGGTTTTCAAGACCAGAGCCTTAAACCACTCGACCACCTTTCCTTATTTCCAAACCCCCAACACAATCAAAAGACCTTGAGCATAGAAGAACAGAAGAACTGTTCCTATACAGGCACTAATGACGGTTGCAGTTTTGTTGTGTTTATCGATCGCCTTATCTATCATCTCCTGACACTGACGTTCGGTGATGTAGTGATCAGGTTTGATTTCATCGAATCGATGTGACATTTAACGAACATCAAAGTCCAATTTTCTGACCTTACGTTTTCTCCTCTCTTCTTGAAAGGAAAGATCAGATTGTGATAGGTAACTTTTTGGTTTAGTTTCCTTCTGTGATTGTACCATAACGACCTTCGAAAGGTCAACGGCTGTCACTTTGTCTTCAATTACTGTCATCATGTTCGGACAACCACAACAGTGAGTGTGATGGTCACTTCTGATTTCCTTGTTACACTGTTTGCATCTTACGGTAATCATGGTACATGTGCGTAATTGAGACATGCAAGAAGAGGGGATTGAACCCCCGACCGCCTCGGTGTAAACGAGATGCTCTACCGCTGAGCTATTCTTGCGAGCTGGCCCACCAGGGCTCGAACCTGGGACAGGCTGATTAACAGTCAGCTGCTCTACCAACTGAGCTATAGGCCATTGGATTTTTTATTTAGAGTGCATCCAACCAGTTACAATGTACTTGGTTTGATTTTTTGGTGGATATCCGCGGTGAATAAAAGTCCAAGTTGCAGGAAAGATACAAATCCTTCCAGTCTTTGGTTGAACTTTAGTGCCATCAATAAACTCAGTGTATCCATCTTCATCGATATCATTAAGATACCAAATATAAGTTAAACATCTTACACCTCTAGTAAGAACATATTCACCCATCATAGAGTCATGATGCCAAATATATCCTGCACCAGGACGTGTTCGTTGTATTTGGTAACCGGCATCACTCAAATCTCCGAGACCAGGATTATGAGTGTCTATCCACTTCGATTTTTTAAGATAATCTCTGTTATGTTTAGCTAAAGAATCGTAAAAAACTTTATCTTCATCTTTCCAGTGAGGAAGATTTGAGATCATCAAATCAGTAGAATCTTTGATAGAAGTATCGACTCTACTTTCCTCTCTTCTACCCATAACACCAGGTGATTTATCATCATCTTTCTCAAACTTTTCAATAACATTCTTACAGAACTCTGGTTCCAGAGTACCGTCAGCAACGTATATAAAATCAGAAAAAGAATCAATCATTTACCTACACACTAAACTTCCCTTTCGGGAATGGAGAATAGGAGACTCGAACTCCTGACAGCCTGCTTGCAAAGCAGGTGCTCTACCAACTGAGCTAATTCCCCTGGAGCCTCTGACAGGATTTGAACCTGCGACCTGAGCTTTACAAAAGCCCTGCTCTACCACTGAGCTACGGAGGCATACATTACACTTATCCGAATGTGTTTCTCAACCAAGCGCCTGATTGAGGACGGGGCACTCAACCCAACATTCTGACAGTTTGTAATGGAGTAAGACACAATTTCCGTTGTGAATATCCCAAGGGGGTTTATCCCATTTCTGGCACCTTGGTTGGAACGTCTCAAGTTCCTTACGACTCGTGTAGGATTCGAACCTACGACCGACTGCTTAGAAGGCAGTTGCTCTATCCAGCTGAGCTAACGAGTCAGGTGGTAGTTCCTATCGCCTCTAACCCTGAACTACCAAGGGGGTCACAGCAGTGGTCTCTCAACCACCTCTATAATATACCTGACGTTTAACGGTCCGTCAACCCCTGACCCTGATACCCTGTGCCAGACATCCAACCACCTGGACCTTCCTGGAAGGTTTCTGAACCACCTACGGGATCAAGTTGAACGGTAGTCTTTCCGTTCTTAGTTGCCAAATCATACATCTCTTGATGAATGTTCTCAGACTCGTTCGTCCAATACTGACGGTTCTCTTGTTCCTGTTTTTTGAACTCCGCCTCCCGCTCCATGTAATCCTTACTCTCCTCCGAGAGAACTGGATCACCGAACCAAGGATCGTTTGAAAGAACTTCGGGTGCAGGAACCGTCTTAGAAGGATTGAGATTTAGTGGAACAAAGGGGATCGGGATACCCGCAACTTTGATCGGTGTTTCTACGAACATACCTTTAATCTTTTTCTTGATCTTATTTAAGAGTTTCATACAAGAATCATTCGTTGAGTATAATTGTACGCGTACTGTTCACGGTATCCTTTGATACCCCAACCCAACCAGCGATAGGAGGGTTCCATGTATTGTCTCACAGTTTGACCACCACCTTCGAACTCAGGTAGTATCTTTTGGAACTGGTTCTCGTTCACCATGTAACGAACCTGACCTTCCAGACTACTGGGATCACAATCATACTGTTTACAGAAAGAACCTAACCCCAAGTATCGTGCTTCAGAAGTCCATTGAATCAGACCATAACCTCCTGTATGACATTGTTCGTAAGGAACACGAGCGCCGCCCTCACAAATATTTGAATGGAAGTTAGACTCTGATCTAATGTTACCCATGATCGTTGCAAGTGCATTACGATCAGTGATACGAGTCTGTTCTTGAAGTTGTTTTAGAACATACTTTTCATTAGGAGAACAATCAGGACACGTCCAAGTTTTGATATCTTCAATTTGGACGGGAACTGCAGTCTCTTCATTAACACTAATGTCCTTTGGGGTTGATGCAACACAGGCAGTTCCAGTGATAAGTGTTGTTGCAACTATAGCATTAAAAATTTTGTTCATAATAATCAAACGTTAAAATAATCCTTACGGTAGTACCGTCCAAGGATATTGGAATTATAGTACAAAGGGGTCTCGTCTGTCAACTTCTGAGACAGGACCTCGTTGAGGAACAACTGTCTGGTCTCCTCAAAGTTAACCTTTCCCTTTGTACTATGTAGGGATAATATTTCTCTTCTGAAAAATACTGGATTGTTAACAGTCTTAAAGTCTTCCTTTAATTCTGGACAAGATCCGTAATACCGCTTCCAATCACTCTCCTGTTTGACTTTTCGTTTCTTTCCTGGTGGTTTTCGGAAAGACCAGAAGTATTTTCTTCCAATATACTGGCGACCGTTGAGGAGATTTGTAATCCGATAGACAAAACCGAAGTTATCGTCAATATTCTCAGATAAAAAAGGGGCTCCCTCAAAAGTCCAGGGGTTTTCGTAGTCACACACTCAGATCTCACATAGTTCTGAGTTATGTATCATTAATCAAAGTTTGAATCCTGAGAATGTGTCTTTCTTGACATCTTGTTTGATACCACCGACAACGTAAGATTCTACTTCCGTTTCTTGTGGTGCAACCTGGAGACCCTTAGAAGAGATCCAGTGTTGTGTCCAAGGAAGTGGATTGTTCTTTGCGGCAACATCATATACTGGTTTCAAACCGATTGCCTTCATTCTACGATTGGCAACCCACTCAACATACTTCTTCAGAAGTGTGTCATTCAGACCGATCATACTACCGTTCTGGAACAGATAGTCTGCCCATCTCTTCTCTTCGTTGACAGCCTTATCAAACATAGCATACAACCACTCTTCCTCTTCTTTCATGATCTCCTTCATCTCAGGATCATCACCTGATCTCCACTTGTTCAGGATGTTCTGAGTGATTGCTAAGTGTTGGTTCTCGTCTCTTGCGATAAGAGAGATGATCTTAGCTGATCCTTCCATAAGCTTAAGTTCACCGAAGGCGAAACTACAAGCAAAACTAACGTAGAACCTAATACCCTCAAGAATGTTAACGTTGGCGACTGCTCTGAACAGTTTACGTTTGACATCTTTGATTTCCCATTTGGATGAAGGTGAATTACGGAAGTCTTCCTTCCACATATTACCATTACCCCATTGTTGGGCACTGTTGATGAAGTCGTCGTATGACTCAGTGACACTCTTAGCACGTTCAAGAATTCTCTCGTCGGTGATGATGTGATCAAAAATATCCGATGGGTCAGGGTAGATATTCTTGATGATGTATGTGTAAGAGCGACTATGGATCATCTCCATAAATCCCCAGACTTCCATACATGCTTCGAGTTCAGGAAGAGAACAGTAGGGAATGAATGCCATCCCTGGTCCTCTACCCTGAATTGAATCCAACATGATCTGATACTTCAGGTTAGAAGTATAGATGTGTTTTTGTTCTGGTCTGAGTAACTGATAATCTGCTCTATCTTTTTGAAGGGAAACCTCCTCAGGTCTCCAGAAATATCCTAGTTGTTGTGTTGTCAGTTTTTCAAAGACTGGATACTTGTAAGAATCATATCTTTGAACTCCCAACGGTTTTCCAAAAAACATTGGTTGTTTTTTAGAATCATGGACTTCGGTATTGAATACCGTCATCCCTTCCACCTTATCCATCGTAAAATTGTCCACCGATGAAACCTTAAACTGCACAGGATTCACACTCTCCCTCCTCTACTTGTTCTAGTTCTGCTAACAGATTATTAAGTTCCGACTTCTCTTCTACTACTTCATCCGTCTTGATGTCGTAGGTGTTCTGGTAATAAGAAGTCTTCCAACCATACTTATATGTAGTCAAAAGGTCATTAGCCATCTGTGAGACTGGTACCTCATTGTCAGGATAGTTCTCTGGATTGTAACTCCAGTTACCAGAAATAGCCTGGTCAAAGAACTTCTGCATGACGGACACCACATTAATATATCCCTGGTTACTTGTCATCTCCCAGAGGAGAGTATAATTATTCTTAAGCGTTTGATAAGACGGGACAATCTGTTTAAGGGGGCCCTTCTTGCTCTTCTTAATGGACAGATAGTCTCTAGGTGGTTCAATTCCATTTGTTGCGTTTGACACAACGGAACTGCTCTCCGATGGCATCTGAGCAGACAGTGTTGAGTGCCGTAGTCCGTGTTCGGTGATAGATGCTCTAAGACCTTCCCAATCATGTGTAAGCTCCTGAGTAGTAATTTCGTCAACATCCGTCTTATACGTATCGATGGGAAGGATTCCATCAGCATACTTAGTTCTACCAAAATATTCACAGTGTCCCTTCTCTTTGGCAATTTCATTGGATGACTTGAGAAGGTAATACTGGAAGGACTCTGACAGACCATGGACTGCATCCCAAGCCTCTTGGGAATCGTAATTATAACCCAACTTGGCAAGGTAGTGTGCAAGACCAATGAACCCTACTCCAAGGGATCTACGGGCCTTTGTAGCCACCTCAGCAACCTTGATCGGATACTCCTGGTAGTCAATCAACTCTTCCAAACCTCTAACCGAAAGGTCACAAAGATCCTCCAGTTCTTCGTCCGACTTAATTTTACCCACGTTAACGGCAGACAAAATACACAACGCAATCTCACCAGGCATCTCCTCGTCGATGTGGTTCAGGGGTTCTGTGGGAAGAGTAATCTCTTGACACAGATTGGACATGGTTACTTTATCCTTGAAGGAGGAGTGACTATTGCAGTGGTCGATGTTCATGATGTAGATACGACCAGTCTCTGCCCTCTCCTTCAGGAGGTCCAGAATGAGTTCTTGAGCCTTGAGAGTTTTTCTAGGAACAGACTCGTCTCGTTCATAGCCCACATAGAGATCATCAAATGAATCAGTACCAAAAGCGTCATAGAGACCTGGTACGTCGTGCGGTGAGAACAGGCTAATCTCTCCATCCGTAATGAAACGTTCGTAGAAAAGTTTTGAAAGTTGGATCGAATAGTCAAGTTTACGTACCCTGTTGTCTTCTGTTCCTTTATTGTTCTTCAGAACAATGATGTCTTCTATTTCTTTGTGCCAGATTGGAAAGTGAACCGTAGCTGATCCACCGCGGATGCCGTTTTGAGTACAGCATCTG